GAAAATGAGTTAAATAAGACATTTTAAATATATATAAGGTATAGTCAATTCATCAATATTATCCAATCCACTTATCCACGGATCTATAGATAATTCTTACTTTGAATCAACAGTTAATTTAAATGCTACCTCAGCAGCATCACAATTAGCTATATTACCTAACACTACATTCTTCATAAGACTCGTATCAGTAATTATATTAGGCCTAGAAAACCCAAATAATCTAGCCACTCCACCAATAGCCGATGCTATCATAGTGGTAGCCTTAGCAAATGGAGCTATAATAGGTACGGACTCCAATGACCTAGATATAGCAGCAACAGCGCTAGCAGGTTTAGATACTATACCTGTTCCAAATTCATCAGATTGTGCCGATAAAGATAAAGTAGGCATGCATACTTTAACATCAGTAGCCCATACGAATACCGTAATATTAACATTTGTAGTTCCTCCAGAGGCATGTTTAAGAACATCCATAGATGAAAGAGTAACTCTCCCTAAAGATGCAATCTGGGTTGCAGATGTTACTTTGATCCAATTTCTATTATTCATATATGGGATACACAAACAACCGCCTTGAGATAAAGCTGCATCTAAGAATATATGTGGTCTTTGTGAAAGTTTAACATTATTGAGATACGTACCTGGATAATACTTATCTATTTCGTCATAAGCTGTTAAAGGTAAATAACTAACTATGGCTTTGGAGTAATGGAATGCAGTAGAATTAATAACTACCTTAACAGATAGATTACACCTTAGGAATTTAAAATTATCTAATTTCTTAGCTACAGATGGATGTGTTAAGAAAGCTGTCCAAGGATCTACTTCTTGATATATGTCGTTACCTAGTATCCAAGAATATGTAGCTACCTTCACTGGTCTAGATAAAAAATCCCCTAAAGATGAGTCAACTGCTTCACCTTGATTATAAGTGGGATCTGGACTAGAGGGTACGGTACTAGTCCATTGTTCATCAGCATCATGAAATGCCAATTGTTGAATTGATGTGCAACCTGGTGCACTTTGTTTATTTTCTGTGAGATAATAATACGTAAATCTACATTAACCTCTAATGTAGATACGTGCGTTGATTTTTTCCATCTTTTAATGGTACAATAAAAATTGCATAGTTCGAGGACTACCAGATAGATACAATAGCTTCTGAATTTCATAGGCTCAAGGCATTAGGCCATAAAGAAATCAGTGATCACATTGTAAATCTTAATTTAACTTAAAATGCGTATTAAGAACGCATTGTTGGATTTATAGTTTCCCAACTTGTTCGTGAATGAATACTTTTGTTTATTCAACAAAAATATCACTCACAATGGTGTCCCAATCTCTAAAATTAGGAGCCATAAATAGTAAAGATCTATCGATCAGTATTGATCTCAATTGTTCATGTCTCTCATGAAATATCTCCTTACCATATTGAAAATACTCATTATTAGCATTGCATATTGATTCCACTATTTGCTCATCAGGATCTAGAAAAGATCTACTATTAAACATATGTAACATCTTGGCAATAGATTCTTCTTCTATTGGACAATTATATATGGATAGAAATTCATTCCATACAAACTTACGTTTAAGAAAAGATAATTCACATGCTGGTATATAAGGTGTAGAATCTTTATCTTTATCTGCCATTGTAAATTTAATACCCCAGTTAGCAAATTCTCTAGATATAGTACAATGATTATAGAATGGAATATCTCTATGGATGCCTGCAATAACATCGTCACCATATACAATCATAGCTACATATTTATCAAATTTTGGAATACTATCAATTGTATAACCATTGCTTAACATTATAGATACATATGTACATCTCATATATAAACAATTGGCTATATTATTAATAATGACAGTTAATGGATTACCAGATGAGTTGCAAGCTGTAAATCTAAATAATTCCGTATCGACTAACATAATAGGATATAGTAGCTCAGTTAATAAACTAGTAACTACGGTTAAATCTTCTTTTGTATATCCTGCTTCTCTATGAATGTGTAATATAACCTCAAATACTATTGACATGACATTACTATTCATATTCTTATCAAATTTACTAAAATCTCCACCCAAATAATTATCACCTGGATGTTTAGCAACATGGCAAAATAAACTCTCCCAAATAATAGGTTCAAAGCAATTAACACCAACAGCATTACTAAATAATAATGGATTTTCCATCATAATATTAACCATAGATAACATATACTGTCTAACCAATATATTAAATGCAAACGGAAAACTATTAAATATACGCATCTTATCAGGTTTTGTACATTTAGCTGGATCATCCTTTTGATTAATTTGGCTAATAACATTTAAACTTTTACCCTGTTTGGCGGCTAAATGTAATCTTTCATATTCTTCTTGCATTGTGTCGTTTAGAATCCATGAATCTGATACACCTTTTATTTTCACATCAGTATGAATCATAGAATTTCTCTTTGCTCCATTAAATGGTAAACCTTGACTAGTACCCTTATTGATTGAATTAATACCAGGAATATCATCCAATCCATTAAGTACTACAGGCAATGATAGGACCATGATCCTTGAATTATCGTAACCAGAATATGACAATATCAGATCATTTCTAGCCCAATTTAACCATTTATTGGGTATCTCTGTATGTAACATAATAGGTCCAATATTTTCCTTCAATGTCTCATTATGCCGTCCAAAATTTGGAGGTTGATGTTGTACAGGTATACCCATACGTTTCACTACTTCTTCACTAATAGGAGATCGCTTATATTTAGTAATATTCATAACACGTCTTGCTCCTTGTAATGAACCTATATATTCGGCTTGTCCTTCCATATCAAACACAAAACTCTTACTATGAGGTGGGCCTATAGGACCTAAATTTTTACCCATAAGAACAACGTCAACCTTTGTTTTACTATTAGGTACAAATTTTCCATTATCACTAAAATACTTCATCGCTTCATCAATCTGAGGTCTAGTTATAAATATACCTGCTCCTAATGTATATCCTGTTCTCCCACTATTATGTATACCAAGAATATTACCTCTATATGTAATCACACCAGCACACATACCAACTTGAGAATTCTCATCCATATTATATGAAATGCCTTCGAATACTTTCTTACCTGATGAAAAATTTACTTCAAATTTACCACGTGTGCATTGTAGATTGATTATACCTGGTGTACCATCTGATCTTCTTATAATCAGATTGGCTTTGAATTTGTGGGGAACTCCATCAGTATTGGATAAATAAAAATCTTTAAGATCTCTATTACTCCCTCCTGAAGGTAATGAAAGAAAGGATATATCGGTTTCTCCCCTACTATAAATATCTGATCTATCTACAGTAGCTCTAAAATTAGAAGTAAAACCTCCAGGTTTCTGATCTCTAATTACATTTAAAAATGATATTTCTCCATCTCCTCCTACCGCATGTTCCACAGTCAACCATATGTTACTACATACAGGCAATAAATTCACATTAACACCTGTTCCATTGACCCTATGGAAGGAAACAAAAGCCATCTTTTCCATCAACATAGCATTAAGTTTATCTTGAACAGATGTAGCTCCTTTTTTCCCCTGAGCTAATGGGGGTCTTTCTTCGGGTCTAGCCCAAATATTGGCTTTATAATGTTCAATAGGGGGTAATATCCCTTTATCCGATTGTTCACCTAAAACCAATCTCCTAAAATTAAGAGATATTTTTATAGCTCCCAAAATAGCTAAAAAAACAGAAATATTTCTAGGTGTGACGTATCTAATTGCTCTATTACGTTTTACATAATTCATAAACACATCTGTAT